GGAACCCAGAGGATTCCGGCACGGACGACATTGAAAACCTTATGCCGTCCTGCCGCATGTGCAATCACTACAAACGCGCCCACGACCTTGAAACATTCAGACGATACATTGCAGAGATCCCGCAAAAGCTGCAAGAGAACTACATCTACAAGATCGGCGTGGTGTACGGAAATGTGCTGGAAAATCCGAAAGCGATCAAATTCTATTTTGAGAAAGTGAGGGATAACCATGCGGCTGATTGACGCAGATAAAGTACCGCGACTATCTGATATGATCGGGTGCGCTTATGAGGGTGGCGAGTACCAGGCATATAAGAGCGGCGCAGAGTATGGGCGCGGATTGGTGGATGATACACCGACTATCGACCCGGAAACCCTGCGGCCCACGGCACACATTATGCGCGGAACTGCGCAATGTACGCACGATGCAGGATTTTGCAGTAATTGCAAACTGTGCATAGATGAGGACTACGGCGCGGCGTTGGCAAAATCGTACAGTTATTGCCCGTATTGCGGCGCAAAGTTCGGGGGTGAACCATGCTGATAAACGACTATCCGCGCTGTGGAAGATGCAAATACTGGAAAGCACGATGCACCAATCAGGAAAGCCGGATGTATAATTTCCCGATGTTCCAGCGTGGGGACGGAATATGTGAACTCTGGGAATTGCCCGACGAAATTCCAGATGATGAAGATTATGACGAGTGCAAGGAGCGTGAGCCATGAACCGCTACACCCTGCCGCCCGGTATCGTCAAGGTCTGCGCAGGGCTGGTACAGGGGGCCAAAACGGAACCGTATCTTTCAGCCCTGTGCACTGCGGAACAGATGATCTTCGACAAATACCCGGCGGGCCAGCAGGACGAAGCGCACCGTCTGGCCGCTGCCATCAAGGTGAACGTCAAGCACCCGCGCAGACCCAGCGTCGCAACTCTGCTGCGGCAGTTCGACTTGAATATAAGCGAAAAGACTTTCCGCCGCTACAAGCGCGAATACTGCTACACACTAGCCCTTGAAGCTGGCCTTATTCCAGATGCAAGCCCTAAGCACTAAAGTTTACAGTTTGTTCATAATGTTGGCCAGATAAGCGATTTCAAGTGTGCTATAGTGGAATTGTCAGTTGGGAACACTGACGGCCTTTCTTCCTCCTATTCTATGGCGACACCCGGCCCGGCGGGCAATCCGGGATTATATGGTGTGCAAGGTACGGCGCACAGCGCGGCGGTTCGATTCCGCTACACATCACACAGCAGTAACGATTCTATTACTACACAATCCCCGGCGGATTGCGTCGTGTTCTACTGGAACACCAACGGTGAACTATGGCACAGGCATTTGCGAAAGCGTTTTACAAATCAACAAAGTGGCGCAAGTGCCGCGCGGCGTTCGTTGCTTCCCGCGTCAACATTGACGGCGGCTTGTGTCAGATATGCAGAGATGCGCCCGGCTACATCGTCCATCACAAAGTATGGCTGACGCCGGAGAACATCACAGACCCGGACATTGCTTTGAATCCGGCGAACTTCCTGTATGTCTGCCACGATTGCCACAACAAAATTGAAAATGACGGTGGAAATCTTTACTACTTTGACGAAAACGGCCAGCCGCAGCCAGCGGACAAGGCCAACGCCAGCGGCGCTACTCCCCCCTAGGCAGGCCCTAGCCCGGTTTGCCATAGAACCGAGGGAGTGAGCCACAAAGAACACACAGGTTATTTTCACATGACCGGGGGGTCTTGACAGATGAAACAGATTTGTTCCTGTTTTGCAGGAATCCGGGCGGAGGTGAACGGACGTTGCCGGACGATGTAATTGAAGCTGTGCGCGCCATACTGGAACATGGCAACACAGCCGAGATCAAGCGCCGAAAGAACGGTGAAATCATCGTTTTGGAAGTGCGGCGAAAAGTGAAAAAAAGCGCGGTGCAGTAAATGGTCTGCACTAAGGGCCGAGTGGGGCCGTAAACTGTCGATGGATGTCGGCGGTTTGCGGCCCTATATTTTTTTGCAAGGGAGGGCGTGCAATGGCACGGAAGAAGAACCAGCCGATTCGGATTCTGACCGAAAAGGAATTGAAATCTACGATTGAATCTGTGCCGGAAGAACGCCGCGCGCTTGCAAGCAACGTCGTGTCGGAACTGATCTGGATGTCCGGGATGCTTGACACCTTGAAGAATAAGGCCGACGAAATCGGCCCACTGGATTTCTTCGTGCAGGGTGAACAATCCATGCTGCGCGAAAATCCTGCACTGAAAAGCTACAATACCACCATCAAGAATTATGCGACACTGCTTTCCAAGCTGACCGACTTGCTGCCCAAGGCTACCGCACCGCCGCCCACCACTGACGCGGGCGATCAGTTTGACAGTTTCGTTGCGGGACGTGATGCGGATTGATTCGCTATCCACTGACCTACAACCCGATACTTGAATACAACGCTGCCATTGAAAACGGACAGGTTGTTGTCAGTAAAAAGGTTGCCACGGTATACCGCAAACTTGCGCAGGATGTCGTCAACGGCTGCGGCGATTATGCCTACAAAGCCAAGCGCGCCAACCATGCAATAGAGTTCATCGAAAACTACTGCCGCCATAGCAAAGGCAAAGCGGGCGGCAAGCCGTTCATCCTTGAACTGTGGCAAAAAGCGCTTGTCGCCGCCATGTTCGGATTCGTCCATGTCATTGACGGAACGCGAAAGTATCGGGAAGTCCTGCTTGTTGTCGCCCGTAAAAACGGCAAGTCAACATTGTCTGCGGCCATCGGCCTGTATTTGATGGTTGCAGACGGTGAACCCGGCGCGGAAATCTACGCCGTCGCCACCAAAAAAGATCAGGCAAAGATCATCTGGCAGGAAGCCCGCCGCATGGTCTGCAAGTCACCTGTGCTGCACTGGACGCGCAAAACACCGAACGGCAAAATCAAGCCGCTTGTCGCCGAAATGGTTTCCGACTTCAACGACAGCGTGTACAAGCCCCTAGGTCACGACAGCGACACACAGGATGGTTTGAATGTTCACGGCGGTCTGCTGGACGAAATTCACGCATGGGCACCGCCTATGCGCGCCCTGTATGACGTTATTGTTGACGGTGTGACCGCCCGTGAACAGCCGATGATCTTCGAGACTACCACGGCGGGCACGGTGCGCGAAGGTCTGTACGATGATCTGTATCAAGAAGCCGAAAATGTCATAAACGGTTTTTATGACGACAACGGCTATAAAAACGAACACTTCCTGCCCGTCATCTACGAACTGGACAGCCGCAAGGAATGGACAGACGAAAGCTGCTGGGCCAAGGCAAACCCCGGCTTAGGTACGATCAAGTCTGTGGAGCAGTTGCGGGCCAAGGTGCAGAAAGCCATTGCAAACCCGAAACTTGTGAAGAACCTGCTTTGCAAGGATTTCAACATTCCCGAAACTATCGGCGAAGCATGGCTGACTTTTGAGCAGTTGAACAACACCGCCACATTCGACGTGCGCCAGCTTCGGCCACGGTATGGCATCGGCGGCGCGGACTTTTCCAGCACTACCGACCTTACCGCTGCTGTCGTTATATTCATGGTTCCGGGCGACCCGCACATCTATGTCCTGTGTATGTTCTGGTTGCCCGAAGAACTGCTTGAACGCCGCGTGCGGGAAGATCGTATTCCTTACGACCTGTGGAAAGAACAAGGCTATCTGCGTACCTGTGAGGGCAACAAAGTCCGGCAGAAAGATGTCACGGAATGGTTCCTTGAAGTACAGAACGAACTTGACTGCTATATCTATTGTGGCGGCTATGACGCATGGTCTGCAAGCTACTGGGTAGACGAAATGCAGGACACCTTCGGCAAGGGCGTGTTCGTACCCGTGCAGCAGACCATGAAAACGCTGTCGCTACCCATGAAGCAGTTAGGTGCAGATTTTGATAGCAAACTTATCATTTACAACAATAACCCTGTCTTGAAATGGTGCCTTGCTAACACGGGCATTGTGGAAGATAAAAACGGCAACATCAAGCCGAACAAAACCAGCAAGGCGCGCAAGCGCATTGACGGTCTGGCCGCTCTGCTGGATGCTTTCGTTGTGTTCCAAGACCGACAGGATGATTACAAAACTATGATTTGATCGGAGGATGCCCACATGGGAATTTTTCAACGGTTGCGCGCGGCTGTCGCCCGCAGTCCCACCGCAGCACAAGTCAAGATGGTAACGGAGACAGGCAACGGCCTGTATGTCTACGACGGGAACCTGTACAAAAGCGACATCGTGCGCGCCTGCATCCGCCCGAAAATCAAGGCCGTGGGCAAGGCCATGCCGCGCCACATCCGAACGACCATCGGCCCGGACGGCAAAACCAACACGCAGACGAACCCAGACCCCTACATTCGCCTGCTGCTGGAAGAACCGAACCAGTACATGACGTGGCAGATGTACGCGGAGAAAATGGAAACGCAGTTGATCTTGAACAACAATGCGTTTGCGCTTATCCAGCGCGATGACAACGGTTTCCCCGTTGCGCTGTTTCCCATCGTCGCCAGCAGTGTGCAGGCCCTCTATAACAAAGCGGGCGAACTGCTGCTGCAATTCTGGTTGCCGAACGGCAGCACATGGACGTTTGCCTATACCGACGTTATCCATCTGCGCAACGATTACAACGAAAATGACGTGTTCGGCACGCCGCCCGGCCCTGCGCTTCAAAGCGTCATGGAAGTCATCGGCACGACTGACCGCAGCATCATCAACGCTGTTCGCAACGGCGCGGTCATCCGATGGCTGCTGAAATTCACATCCAGCGGTATGCGCCCGGAGGACATCAAGAAGCAGACAAAGGACTTTGCCGATGCTTTCCTTGATAACAACAACAGCACGGGCGTTGCAGGTACGGACGTAAAGGCCGATGCCGTGCAGTTGGAGCCGCACGACTATGTGCCAAACGCCCTGCAAAGTCAAAACAACATCACGCGGCTGTACAGCTTCTTCAACACAAACGAAAAAATCGTGAAATCCTCTTTTTCGGAAAATGAGTGGATAAGCTACTACGAAGCCCAAGTTGAACCCGATCTGCTGCAAATCGCTGCCGAGCACACACGCAAACTGTGGAACCGTCGGCAGCGCGCATTCGGGAACAAGCTGTATCTGGAAAGTTCAAATCTGCAATACGCCAGCATGAGCACGAAACTTTCCCTTGAATCCATGGTTGACCGCGGCGCTATGCTGCCCAACGAGTGGCGCGCTGTCTTTGGCCTTGCCCCTGTGGCAGGCGGTGACGAACCCATCCGCCGTCTTGACACCGCGCCCGTAAAACAAACGAAGTCGGGAGGTGAAACCGAATGAGAGTAAACGTAAAAGGCGTGATTATCCCGCAGGATTATAAGCGCGTCTACGACTGGTTTGACATGGAATCCACCACGCCGAAAGACGTTGCGGATGCCCTTGCCGCCGCAAACGGACAGCCCATTGAAGTGTATATCAATTCCGGCGGCGGTTATGTTCATGCCGGGGCGGACATTTACACAGCCTTGTGCGAGTATCCCGGCGAGGTCAATATCAAGATCATCTACGCCGCCAGCGCTGCCAGCGTCATTGCAATGGCCGGGCACAGCATGATTTCTCCCGTGGGTCAGATGATGATTCATAATGTGTACAGCAGCGCCGATGGAGACTACCGCGCACTGCATCGTGCAGGTGATCGGCTTGATATTGCCTGTGATGCCCTTGCCAACGCCTATATGCGTAAAACCGGGAAAACCCGCGATGAAATCCGCGCCATGATGGACGCGGAAACATGGGTCGATGCCCGCCGCGCCGTGGAACTTGGCCTTGTGGATGAAGTCATGGGCGGCGACCTTGTCGCTGCCGACGTGCCCGGACTGCTGCCCGAAAGCGTCGTGCAAAAGACGCTTGCCATGTTCCGCGATCAGAACGCCGCTGCTTTGGCGCAGGCCAAAACCGATTATGAAAATCTTATCAAAAAAGGAGTTGTCTAACATGATGACGAAAGAACAGTACAATGCCCAGCGCACCAAACTGCTGAACGATATGCGCGCCGCCATCGACGCGGGCGACATCGAGACTTCCAACCGCTGCCGCGATGAGATCAACCAGCTTGACGCGGATTATGAAGCTGCCGCACAGGCCCGCGCGAATCTGGCCGCGCTGGAAAACGGCAACCGCAGTTACAAACTGCCCGATGTAACCCCCGACCAGACCAACGCTGCCCCGCACATGGTCACGATCAACAACTTCGGCGCCCAGACCGCCCATACCGACCCCAGCGAGACGAACGAGTACCGCACGGCGTTTATGAACTTCGTCTGCCGCGGCACCGAGATTCCCGCCGATCTGCGCGCCAGCGTGGCCCCGATGCTGAATGTGGCCGCTACCACGACCACCACCGACGCGAGCGCGGTCATCCCCACCACGATCACCCGCGAGATCATCCGCGAGATGAAGTCCTACGGCAACCTGTACGCCAAAATCCGCAAGCTGAACGTGCAGGGCGGTGTCGAGTTCCCGATTCTGACCTTGAAGCCTACCGCAAACTGGATTGGTGAGAGCAAGTCCAGCGACGATCAGAAGCTGACCGCCAATACGAAGGTTTCCTTCAGCTACTACGGTCTGGAATGCAAAATCGCACAGACCCTGCTTGCGTCCGTCGTCACCTTCGACGAATTCCAGCAGATGTTTGTGCCGCTGGCTGTGGAAGCTATCGTTGCCGCAAAGGAAAAGGCCATCATTTCCGGTACCGGCAGCGGGCAGTTCTGTGGCATCACCAAGGACAGCCGCGTGCCCACCAAGAATGTTGTCGTTCTTTCCCCTGATGAGATCGGCGACTATTCCGCATGGCACAAGAAGGTCATCGCCAAGATTCCCAAGGCGTACCGCAAGGGTGAGTTTGCCATGGCGCAGGGCACGTTTGACGGCTACATTGACGGCATGGTCGATGAGAACGGCCAGCCCATCGGGCGTGTGAACTACGGCATCGACGGCGGAGAGACGTACCGCTTCTGCGGCAAACCTGTGGAGACCGTCGAGGATGACATCATCCCCAACTTCGATGCCGCCGCCAAGGATGATGTCATTGCCGTGTACTTCAACCCCAGCGACTACGCCGAGAACAGCAACGGTCAGTTTGCCGCCGTCAAGTGGATGGATCACGACGATAACACCGTCAAGACCAAGGTGGTGCACATCTGTGACGGCAAGCTGCTTGACCCCAACGGCGTTATCATCATCAAAAA